ACCACCGTAGTCGTCCCAGGGAAAGCCGCTGTCAACTCTGTCGTAGTCGGAGTGTGGTCAAAATATACTTCGCCTGATTCAATCGTACTTGAATCATCCCAAGCACGAAAGGTAAGTCCTTCGTTACTATAGGCGTATCCCATCTTTTATCACTTCCTTATAAATTGTCTGTCCAGCCAACGCATGTTACATAATTGCTACTATTGTTGGATGAATAGTAAATATTCGTAGATTCCAGCACCATTTCAGCCTGAGTAATCGTAGCAGATTCATATTGATTGCCACTATAAGAATAAGCAACTGAGCCAGAATTAGAATTTGAGCATATCTTTACTCCTGTACCGTTACTTGCATCGTGATATATGTTTAGACGAATTTTCCCTGCAGTTGTAGGAACATAGCTAGAAACCGAGGCGGCCGTTAGTGTACTTGAATTAGAGCCGGATGCTATAGTCGGGAATGCAGTTAATAAGGTACCATCAACAATATACTGAGCATCACGGCCTTTTTGAATCATCCTATACAAATATCCATCGCTATCTGTTAATACAGCACCAACACGGCGATAATACGTATATCCACTAGGTAATGCAGGAGAAGTTGCACTAAGCGACAATATCCCATGACTTACACTGCCATTGGAAATTATATAGACATAATACCAAGTTGACGCCGCTATACTGTCAGTATCTAAACCGCCAGAACCACTTGATGCTGTTGAGATAGCATAACTACAACCAAGAATGCTCGTTCTAATATTTCCAGAAGTTAATAAGGGGACTTCATCAGCCGTTACAGTTATTGCAGTATTAGAAGTTACTAATATCTTCAATCCTCTAATTGAACCAGTACCAACGGAACTATTACAAAGGTTATACGCAGTAGAGCCATTATAGAAATACAGTGATGAACCATTATTATATAAATCACCAGCATTAGGTGACGTTGGCGCTGTACCTGCACGAACACGCAAAGATGCTCTAGACGTTGTTGAAGCAGGCAAATCTAAAGCGGCTGTAGGAGAAGTCGTTATCACGCCAACATATCCATCAGCGGTAATTCTCATACGTTCGCTTATAGTGGTAGCATTATCAGCTTTAGTAGAAAAGGCTAAAGCCCCTCCGCGATTATTAGAAGTGTCTCCGTCTAAATAAGCAGTAACAAAAGCAATCCCATTTTCGGTTACGCTACAATTAGAATCAACAAAAGCTATATGTCCTATTTGTACTGCATCGGCATCACTCGCCGCACTTGTTAACTCTAATGCGCCTAATCCAGTTGAGCCTTTAATGGTTAAATAATGTCTGCCTGTGACAGCGTCTCGTGGTGGTGTAGCTGAAGTTCCTATTCCAACATTTCCAGCGACAGCCAAGGTACCATCTAACGTGGTTGTGCCATCAACCTCCAGCGACGGTACTGTAAGTTTTCCTGCTACGCTTAATATTGCGGTATTGCTTGCAGAACTTAAAGTATATTCTAGAGTCCCATCGGGTGTAGTGGTTGTCTCTTCGCTTGTTTTGAAATCCCATGTCACATTGTTATGAGTACTCATAATTGATGAAAAAGTGGATGCAACATAACCATAACCAGTAGCATATACCGAATAGGTGCTATTACTATTAAGGTAAATCTCAATATCTACATTTGCTATAGTTCCAAAAATTTTACCTACTGACAGTAAACTGCCACGGCTTGAAACTAATAAATCTACGTACCCTCTACCTTGCGATGCTTCTATACCTGCCAACGACATTTTTAATAATACATCACCACGAATACCGGTAGTTGTGGCTGGTAGAGTAAATAGTTTTCTATATACTTTCGTTGACTTATTTTCAGCAGTTAAAACTGGAACACTATGATATTCTTCACAGCATATATTTACAATACTGCTGTAGTAGCTATCAAAAGTAGTAGTGCCCTCTACTACTAAATCACCCGTAATCGTCCCACCTGCCAGCGGCAACACCTCAGCCAAACTAACATCAGGAGCCGTATACCATGATGATTTACCGGTAATCGACTTAATCATATTACCGATTTTACTTAATAAATTCGTTAGCACCCCTGCCCCACTGGCTGCCTCGACGGTGTCATCAATCTCACGGTTACCGATCTTAGCATCAGTAACCGAACTATCGGGGTGATCGATCGGAGTGGCTTCTTTGTGTGCTGCCAATATCGCAGCCGTTATCAGCCCGGTCTGGTCTATCGTGGCCGTTACACTGGAAGCATTACTGACCACTAGATTATAGGCAAATTCCTCCGATACGGTTACATCCCCGCTTGCTGCTGGAAAATAATCCGGTGAACCATCGGTAATCATTGAATATAAAATTTCCGTGGCATCGGTATCCGTGGCAAACAGCCCTAATTCGGTGATGTAAAACCCAGTAGTTACGCTGGCATTGGTGATCACTCCGGTTACCGTCGTAATATTGTCGGCTGCGCTAATATCACTAATCGTCACATCAAGCTGTCCAGATATTAGGTCTGTTAAATCTTCAATGCTCGCCCCAGTGGAAAGCGTTCCCGAACCGATTTTCATTTTCGTGAGCGTTAGTGTTGTCTCACCGGCATCGACTTTTGCTTGCAGTGCTAATCCTTTTGTTGTTAATGTACTGCCTGACCAATTCGGCATTATCCCACCTCAATCCGTTTATGGATACTTATAGCCCCGCCTAAATACATCGTTCCGGACAATGACCTAGATAGAGATACGCCATCTAAATGCGAACGGGCATTTTTTACAGTATTGATTGCTTTTTTTAGCCGAACATATTGATCGGGAGCTATCATTTCCCCACCGATTTTAACAACCCGAAAATAGTAAGGTTCACCGCCATAATCAAACCATTCCTCTACAACCGCATTATCCAAAATTGCTTTTACCACTTTCTCAACAGCATAGGGCGTACCTTTATGTCGATGCGTATCTATTGAGGTTTCTACCAACGCCCTCTTTTGGGTAAGCGTTAATTCATCATCATAAAAATCAACATGATACTGCCAGGCCAGCAAATCGACAACGTCTTCGTCCAATTCATCTAGCCTAGCTAATATAATGCACTCCACAATGGCGTTACTTACCTCCTGAAGCTGAGGACTAGCACCAGCACTCATGGCTTTTACCTGACTATCACCACTCAGCACCAACGGTACTAAATCAAGCCATGTTACATCAAATATAGATTTGCTCATTCGGTACCTCCGTAATTAATGCTAACGGTATTTTCTTTGGCCACCTGATTTTGTTCCAACACTGTATACGTTGGTGACGTAACAGTTACCCGGCTGGCTCCAGCTTTTATCATGAGGTACACAAGCCGAGACGGATCGATTCCCCGCCCTAATACCGACCTCTGCCAAGTCTCATAGGTTTCTACCGCACTTTCCACTGCCGTCTGAATACTGGCCGCTGTAGTAGCGTCATCTTCGGAAATGTAATACTCAACATCGATGTCATAACTAACCTGCGTCGGCGCTACGACTTTAACATTATCCGTCAGCGGGCGTATTTTGGTATCATTACATACTTCCAGCACACTAGCCAACAGTTCATCGCCTGGAATTTCACCATCGGTTAAGAGTGGACAAATAGTAACTACTCCGGCGCTCGGCGAATATACAGCTACATCGTTAATCTCACTTGACGCCGATTTTGCCCAATACTCATAAGCACCAGTCGGACCGGCCACCGAAAAGCTCTCCGGGGCTAGTTGAATTCGTTCCCGGTACGCATCGTCGGTTTCTTCTGCAGTCCCGCCAGAACTTGCGGTAGTATTGGTCACTGATGCTACATAAGTCACGGGATCAACTAGCGTTGTCAATGTACCAATAGCATAATCATTGCCCTCTGTGCCTGTTGTCGTGCATTGTGCAGTGGCATCAACATAAGTCTCTCCAGCCGCAATGGTGGCCTCGGCTGTTGTTGCGAAATATACACCATCGCCAGACGTTACCCGTATGCCGGAAGCTATAACCGTATCCTTCGTCCTCACCACTGACAAGGTAAAACGAACAGTGCAGGTTGCGGCAATAGCCGCTGTCCGGTCACATCCAACTAAATTACCTAGATGATCCAAATAATCTCCCGTAGCGTAATACAGCAGGTTTTGTTTAGCAGCGGAATCAATATAAGAGCGCTGGCCAACAATGATTGGTACCAGCGCCTGTAAAAGTTTTTTCCTTGGATCGGCATCATATAGAGTAACACCGCTAGTTTCTTCATATTGATCAATTATTTCAGTTTCAATTGTAGTCGAATCTTTTTCGGCAAATGTTACTTCTTCTAAATCAGCCATCGCTTGTTATCCTCACTTTCACCGTTGGTTTTAATAATCCACTTAAACCATCGTCATCGCCGGTAAATGTGACACTAACCACCTCAGCCCTGGATTCATAAGTAGTAATCGCACTAAAAAGTCTGGACGCCAACAGATTGGTTACAATATTCATAGGCCGGTCGAGTAAACTACCGTCCCAGGCAAAAGCTCTATCCATTGGGCAAGAATACATGACTGACGAAATAATCATGGCCACATTCTGCAATATTTCTGTTTCATCGGTAGCACTAAAATTGATTTCAAACCCGCTTGTAAAACTTACTTCATAATCAGTTGCCATTTTAACTCTCCTTCGGCAGTTTCACGTACTCCGACAGGCTTACATTTACTGAAGCCGCCAAGAGATTCCCCTTATTATCATAGCTTTTGTGCGTTTCAGACAGTTTTGTTATTACCCATGAGTTAGAAGTCACCGCATTGCCACCAATGGTGAAGGTACATACCACACCATTATCTCTAAGCTTTCTAATTTTTTTTAGTTCATCTACCGGCGTAATCCCCAGCATGGTATTCAGCATAATAGAAAAGCTAAGCGTTTCCAGCCCTGGACCAATGAATTCCATAACCGGCTTTTTGTCTTGGCCTATAATTTCATGAGTGGCCCAGCGACCATCTCCCTCTCTTTGTAGGTTGTCAAATGTCATAACCTTAACTGAGGTGGATGCCGCTTTCTTACCCACGCTAATCCCTGCCACACTTACAGCTAGGCCGCTCGACGTTTGGGATACATTAACCAAGCCACCAATACTGTATGTATTTTCAATGCCAGAGGATTTATATGAGGATTGAAATACAACCTCTATTGTCTGACTGTCTAACTTCCCACTTATTACACCAATAGACATTAATACCTCACCCCTTACTGCGGCCCACTGGTACTAGAACCACCAGATTCAACGCCACCATGGGTATGCGATTCCAAAGAAATACCTCCAGCCGAAACATCACCGCTGGCAGTGATACTGCCGGTAACCGTAACATCGCCGGATATTGCGACACCACTGGCCGCCGTAATAGTTACCGCACCTTTACAGTCAATTGTCATAGCACTGCTAGATCTATCAAACTGTACAGTAGAACCATCTCCAAATTTTATATAACGCCGCCCCTGCGCTCCATTTGACGGGGCATTGTCCGTTCCCCTTACACTGAAAAGTACATACCCATCAGAGTTACCAGTCGGCATAAACAAACACAGCACCTGTTCATCAGGATCAGGCAACCAATAGTTGTCATCGGTATATGCACCCCAGGCAGCTACCTGCAGCCATGGTGACACGGTATCGTCCAAATCATCGAACGCCACTCTAACCAGTTGATTGGCTTCGTCGATCGCCGACACTGTACCAACACGGAATAAGTTTTTTGTTTGACTGTCCATCAGTACCCCTCCAGGCACAGCCTAAGTTCAAGACTAGTTTCATAACCGCTAGCACTTTGACTGTGCGTTACCTTAGTAATAAGCCAATTACCGTCGAACTTGCCAAAGTTCTTGAGTGTCACTACATTACTGGCCGATAAGTTAAGATTGGCCATGATTGTTAAACTGAACTGCCATGCCTGACTATTTTTTTCTCGTAAAGCCTTCTTCGCTTTCCGCTCGGCTTCGGCTAAGCTATCAAATTGTTCGCGCAAAACTAAAACCCGCGACGTATTCGGCGGGTTACTTGGCGTGAATGTATAGTCGTAATTTTTTCGACCTTTCGGGCTATGGTAGCTAATACGACAAGCTTTATAGGTATCGTTTAAGGTGGCCCGCCCCTTATATTTCTTGATCGGAAACGTCAGACGATTTATTGTCAGTACGGAATCAGCCTGCTCATAGTTATATTCATCGAAAATAACTAGTTGACTGTCCGATACTTTAAGCGCCAACCCAGCATCATCACAAAGTTTTCGGATAAAGCTAAGATCTGTTTGTTCAGTTTGCTCAATGCGGTCATATTCTGGATCGTCGTCCACATCATAATATAACGATACCCCGACGTTCGTTGCGATATCATTGGCCACCACCGACAGTTTGGTTTTCTCCCAAGCTCGGTTTTTATTTTCCCCTTTTAATGCTGATGATTGCGGTACCGATAACGCCTGAATGGTGACTTCTGATGGCGGGTAATTGACATCAATGGAATCAATTTCCATGCTACCCAACGGCAGCGAGTCTGTTTGATCGTCATCGTGCCAATTTTTTCGGTAAATTGTCGCCGTAATCTTAGCCCCTTCATCAGGAAACCAGGCGTCTTGCCACAGCTGATTTTTATCCGCCAGGGTAATTTGCAAATCATCAGCTTGACCACTCAAGTTATCTGTAAACGACCAGTTTTTTAGGTATGGCTTGAGGTCTTCAGTTATGTCTGTGCCCTCATACTTTACCTCTAGCCACGCTTGTCTAGCTATTGTCATGAGCTTGTCTTCCAGGGAGGCAGATTAGTTGCAGTGGTACTATCTGAGTCAGGCATGGTAAGTTCTATCCCAGCACTAAAAATTACTGTCGTAACATAGTCTGGATTGGCTTCAATAAGGTCCTGCATTTTATATTCGTCGCCATACTGTTTATACGCGATTAAGTCCCAGGTATCGCCTTGTTTTGTTTTATAGGTGCTAGCCAAGAGCCACCCTCCCTTGCTGCCAGACGGTTTCTTTCAACTGCTCCATGAAATTGTCTTGTTGGCGCTGGAGTTCCGGCATAATGTCCTGGCCATCACCATGGATAACCGGGGCAAATGTAACTTGTATTGTCGTACCACCACCCATGCTCACACCAAGCATATCTCCTGCTTTCTGCCAAAGTGACACGGCTCTTGGTGAGCCGTCCAGCGGAATAGCAGCTTCATCGCTTTCTTCTGCGAAAGTTGTTAAAAAAGTTCCTTGACCATAAATACCACCAGCAGCGTTCGCATAAATTTGGTTTTCCCCGCCTGCAGTAGCGTTTGCTTGGACGTTGGCTTGAATTGGCGTACTGAATATACCTTTAATCCATTCCCATTTTTCGGATACCCAGTTTAATATGCTATCAATTTGAGAATGAAAATACACGCAGAACTGATCAATCGCTGCTGACGGATCATTCCATAAGGTAACAAAAAAAGCTTTTATCGCGTCCCAATTTTGATATAAGAGATATCCAACGGCGATTAATGCTCCAATACCAACAATCACTAACCCGATCGGATTAGCAGACAAAGCAGCATTCCATAACCATTGTGCCGCAGTAACCGTTCCTGTCGCAGCTGCAGACAACATTGTTTGCGTACGATTTATCACCATTTGTGCACTATGCCGTCGTTCCAGTATAAGGATGGCTGCTTTCTGCGCCCGGTATTGATTCATAATAAAGCTCACACCGAGCCAGGCTAACCGGAACCCAACTAATCCCGTTGCCGTCGCAACTATTGCATTCGTTAAGCCTGGGAACTTTTGCTGAAAATTAGCCACGTGTTGGGCACCTCCCGCTACTATTCCAGCCATAGCATTTACACCAGGGAGCAATGATGTCGCCAACGATACACTCAAGCGTTCTGTCGCCGCTTTTGTGCCCTCAATGGCCGATGACACCAACTTCATTTTTGCCTGAAACTCTTTATCCATACTGCCTTTTCTGCCTTCAGCATCAAGCTGGGAAAAACTTGTTTTTAGAGTATCAAGGCCAGCAGCAAGCGACGACATATCATCTTGATATTCAGCGCCAAATAATCCAGTTAATATTTCTGCCTGCTGGGGTTTATCCAAACTTTGGATTTTTTCCATTAACCCAAATATCGTTCCTTTTGAGTCCGACATATAGGATGTTTGTAATTCTTTCGCATCAATATTAAG